TAATATATATATAATAGAATATTATAGAGGTCAAATATCTCCAATGGATGGAGCGGATAGAATATTTGCTATGTGTGATATGTATCACCCCAAGTCAGTAAACATAGAAGAGACTGGTCACGTAATGTTGGCTGATTATATGTATAAAATATCAAAACAGACTGGAAGATTTTTAGCTATTAATCCAAAAAAGGCTATACAGAAGAAATTTTATAGAATAAAACAATTGCAACCTATGTTCGCATCGAAATCTGTATTCTTAAAAGAGGGGCATTTTGAATTAGAACAAGAATTACTTGCATTTAAAGAAGATGGAACAATGACAAAAGATACTTTAGATGCATTGAGATGGGCTACAGATGATATATATAAGCCTAGAGTAGAAAAAGATAAAAAGGGAAAATGGAGAAAAAGACGATTAAAAACTAAAACTGACTGGCAAACAGGTCAAATTTATAGTGCATAAAATTATTTTTTTTGGTATATTATGTATTTAATGTATACATTACGCTAAGATATTATGATAAAATTTACGAAACTCGATATTGAACCAATTGAAGCCGAAGATGTTAGAAGTGAATATGTCTTATACGATTCTACGTCTAATGAATATAGATATCAAATGGCGGAAGATGAAGAGTTTTATTTAGGCGAACAATTAACAAATGCTCAAAAAGAGTACTTAAATAGTGTTGGACAACCTGCAGAGGCTAATAATAAGATAAGACCAGCGGTAGAACAAGTTTTATCCAATATAGCATCTGCAAGTCCAGAGTGGGATATACATCCAATAGGTAAAATGGATGGAGCCTTAGCATCTCTATATAATGAACTAGTAGATAACATCTGGCATAATTCAGATGGCGATATTCAATTTAGAAAAGTATGTAAAGACTTTATAATAAAGGGAATGGGGTTTATGTATGTTTATCCAGATTGGAATGCAGATGGTGGCGTAGGAGGGGTAAGAGTTAAGAGGTTTGCCCCTGAAAGCTTATATATAGACCCTAATACAACACTACCAGATTTTTCTGATGCTACATCTATTATATACTCTGATATACACACAAAAAAGAGTTTAAAGATTGCCTTTCCAACTATTGCAGATGAAATAGATGATACTCTAGAAGAATACGATACAAATTATATTTCTTCTGGAAAATATTCAAGAGATAATATGATGACGAGAGCAGATGTTCCAAATGACCATCAGCCAAGAGTGAGGAAGTATATACGATTTTCTAAGGTAGCTGTGCCATATGTTATGATAACAGAAGTTGAAACTGGTTATAATCAAATGTATGATAAGGAGCAATATAAGGAATTTTCAAAAAATCCAGAGTTTGAGAATTTAATAAAAAGTGGAGCAATGGTTGAAAAACTTGTTCACAAAACTCATATAAGAGAAACTTGTATTATTGGCGATATAGTTTATTATGATGATATTTTGCCTATTTCTAAGTATCCTATTATACCTGCTTGCAATGAGCATACAGGAACTCCTTTTCCAGCTGGAGATGTAAGACACGCAAAATCTCCACAAAGAATGTTAAATAGAACAGAGGCTTTATTGATAGCACATACAAATGCAACTACTAATTTTAAATTAGTTGTTGAAGATGGAGCTATAGAGCCTGAAGAATTAGATAAGTGGAATATACCCAATGCAGTTATAACAGCTAATCCTGGAGCATTGAGAGAAGGGAAGATTAAAGAGTTTGCTCCTCCAGCCGTATCTTCTCAGCTGTATACCGAGAAACAGCGATATGAGATAGACATAGAACAAGTATTTGGTGCTTATAAGTATTTACAAGGATATGCACCTGGTGCTCCAGGAACAGTTGGTGAAGCACAAATAGTAGATGAAGCTGTTGCAAGAAAGCAAAATTGGAAAGTATTGCCTATATATGATATGTTAACAAAAGCTGGACAAGTTGCTATTGAGTGGATACCTTTTGTTTATAATCAACAAAGAGTTATGAGAATATCTACTGAATATGGACAACCGCAAGAGGTTATGGCAAACTTACCGCAAATAGATGCAAAAACTGGAGAGCTTGTTCGTATATATGATTTAGTAGGAACTACAGTGGATATAAGAGTTGTTGTTGGTTCTACTCGTGCAAAATCTCCACAAGCTGATTTAGAAAAAGATTTAGCTCTTTTAAATGTAGGTATATTTGATAGAACTCAAGTTATATTGAATATGAAAACAGATGCAGATAAAATGCAATTAATACAAAGACACGGAGAAATATCTCAATTGCAGCAACAATTACAAGGAGCTCAAGAACAAATAGAAACATTACAAGGTGATTTACAAACTAGGGAAAGAGAATTATTCCATAGTAATATGAGGGCAGAGATTTCAGAAGCAAGTAAACCTGTAGCAAAAGCACAGGCTGAATTGCAATCTAAGATAAAAATGGAAAAAGCAAAACAAGATGAGGAGACTAAAAAGGTGGCAGACAATCTCCAAAGTCTTGAAAGCTCGATTAACTCAACAACAGGAGCCTCTACATAGAGTAACTCAGAAAGGAGCATCGAATGTCAAATAAAGAAACGAAAGCAGAATCAACTGAACAGGTGAAAGAAACTAAGGCACCAAAAGATGATAACCTAGTGGATGTGTTGCAGGATTTTAACACAGGCAAAAGCTCATCTAAAGAAGAAGAATCTGTAAAAGTACAAGAGTCTAACAAGGAAGAGTCAACGGAAAAATCTGATGACTGGTTAATAAATAATAAGTTCAAAAATGATGAAGAAGGGGTTAAAAAGCTAGCAACTGCGTATAAAGAATTACAAGGAGCATCGCAAAAAAAGGCAAATGATTATGAGTCGCGATTAAGCCGAGTAAAAGATTTAGAGCAACTAGATAAATTACTTAAAGCTAATCCCAGCGTCGTTAGTGCTATAGAAAAAGAACTTCAGAATATGAATAAGAAGGCTACAGAGCCTCCTAAAAAACCAGACGATTATGATATATTAGATGAAACTGTTGACGGAACATCTTCTAATAAATGGAGAAAACAATATGACGCGTATTTAGTTGACTCTGGAAAAGTAGCTGCTAAACAAGAAGTAAATGCCCTTAGAAATGAAATGGCAAAAAAAGAAGCTATGGCAAATAGAGTAAATAAACTAAAAGATTTAGGTTTATCTGGCGATGATATAAATAGTTATTTTAAGTTTATGACTGAGAAGAAAAATCTAACTGACGAAAATTTTGTTCCCATATGGCAGCATTTGAGTGGAAAAAAGAATTTTTCTACGTCAAGTCAAAATGTCTCTGAAAATACTATCCAAGAACCCAAACGAGTATCAGCTGCAGCAGTTGAAGGAAGTGTTCCTGAAACTATAAAGTCAGATGATAAAGTTAGAGATGAGTTTTGGGGTGGTATTATGAAGTCTGCACGTAAATTATAGATAACATAAAAATAACGGAGGTATAAAATGGCAAATGCCTATACATACGGTACTGGTAAAGCTGGTCAGTTTACTGACGGAACGCAACGCCAAGTATTAGAACTGGGTGATATGATTCATATGTACAATCCAGATATGACTCCTTTATTGACTATGGGTGGTCGTGTTGGGACTAATATGACTCCTGTACCAATATTTGAGTGGATGGAAGATGAATGGTTCACCTTAAAGTCTGTAGCATTAAGTATTACATCAAGTGATGTTCAAGATACAGCAACAGCAGATATAAATGGAGATGACTGCGTAGTAACTTGTGCAAGACAAGCACAAATTGAGTATTTTGAGGTTGGTGGTATTTACTCTGCAGTAGCTTCTGGTGGTTCGGCTGCATTACATACTGATATAACACATCTTATTTGTGTTGCAATTGGAGAAAATGTTAATGTTGCTTCACCTAATTCAAGAATGGTACAGTTCTTAGGTGCACACGCACACGCTTCTTTAGATGCATATAATGTAGAACAAGTTGCTAATGGAACTAATATGATTACAGTTGATGCTAGTGGTGTATTAACTTTAACATACGTAGCAAATGCTGGAACTTACTATGATAATGCTGTTGAGACAGGATATTCTGGTAAAGATGGTCTATTCAAAGCGGAAACTGACTTTTTAGACGCTGATTACTTTATGGCATATAATGCTTTAGGCGGATGGAAAGAGGGTTCCCCAATAGGATACGACACAAGTAAAAAAGTAAGACGTTTAAAGAATTGTACTCAAATCTTTAGAGAGCCTTACACAATTACTGGTACAGCAATGGCATCTAAACATTATGGTGGCGATGAATTATCAAGGCTACAAGCTAGAAAGTTAGCTAAATTCAAAACTGATATTGAATGGGCTTTACTTACTAATGGT